TCCGATTCCGGCTCAGATTCCGGCTCAGATTCCGGCTCAGATTCCGGCTCAGATTCCGGCTCAGATTCCGGCTCAGATTCCGGCTCAGATTCTGGTTCAGATTCAGGTTCAGATTCCGGTTCAGGTTCCGATTCTGGTTCCGATTCAGGTTCCGATTCAGGTTCCGATTCTGGTTCCGATTCTGGTTCCGATTCTGGTTCAGGTTCCGATTCTGGTTCCGATTCAGGTTCCGATTCTGGTTCAGGTTCCGATTCTGGTTCCGATTCAGGTTCCGATTCTGGTTCAGGTTCCGATTCTGGTTCGCTTTCAGGTTCAGATTCTGGTTCCTGCTCTGGCTCAGATTCTGGCTCAGATTCTGGTTCGCTTTCAGGTTCAGATTCAGGTTCAGATTCTGGCTCAGATTCTGGCTCAGATTCTGGCTCAGATTCTGGCTCAGATTCTGGCTCAGATTCAGGCTCAGATTCAGGCTCAGATTCAGGCTCAGATTCAGGCTCAGATTCTGGCTCAGATTCCGGCTCAGGTTCAGCATACCATTGTCCTATTATAATATTTGTACCTCCAAGTAAATTTTCATAAAGTTTAAATTCTAAAGAATTATCTGTTAAAAATATAGAATCTACATGAATTGTAATTCCATTTAAACCTCTTAATGTATTATCACTAAAAGAATTATTGCTAGTTTGTATATTTGAATTTGGTTCAATATAGATATCAGTTAAATCATCACATCCTGATAAAATATCATTACCCAATGTTGTAACAGAAACAGGTAATATAACATTTGTAATAGCAATAGATTTAAATGCACCATCTTTTATTGTCGTTAAATTTGAATTATTTTCAAATGTAACTGATGTTAATAAAGAACAATTATCAAAACATTCTTCCCCTATAATTTCAATACTAGCAGGTATTAAAATACTAACCAATCCAGAATTGGCAAATGTTCTTTTATTATTATCTGCACTAACATTACTATTATCTCCAATAGCCAATAACTGTGTATTACTTTCAAAATTTACTTCAGATAAGCTACTACAATTTTCAAAGGCCTTCCCATCTATTCTTGTTATACTAGAAGGAATTGTAATTTCAAGAATTTCAGTTCCTTTAAAGGCAGAAACCCCTATTTCTGTACATGTACTTGGTTGATGAAATGTTATAGTATCTAATTGATTACCATCAATAAAACTGTCATCACTAATTTTAGTAACTTTTGTGCCCACAGAAACAACTTTTAGTCCTATTATTAAATTCGGAGGGTCTTCTCCAAATATATTCCATGTATTTCCTTCACTATTTGTTGTATTATATGGATCATTTATATCATAATCATTTTTATAATCTAAACTTCCAATGATTAAAACCTCTGAATGTTTGTTTAGAATGCTAGTAAAAACGGTATATTGTAAGTCTCCAGGTGTATGTAAATATCCATCCCTCCAATTATCCACTACTAATTTTAAATTTTCTATACTTGTTTCATCATTTGAAATAAAATTTGATAGCACTATATTTAAATCTTCACCATCTACTAAATCATCATCATTAAAATCTCCTAGTCGTGGCATATAATATTTATGAATATAATTAAATATTAAATGCTTAAAATAATTATTTTGTTATAACACCATTAGTAATGTTTAATCTATAAAGTTTATATTCATTCATTGTACTATCACCATATATAAAACTAATTACACCGGATGATCCAGAATTTATAGTTAATCTAGCTACTTGTATTTCTTCATTTGGAATAATTTTATGGTTAGGGGTAAACCATCTTATTCCATTTGTATTATTGTATGAAATTTCATCAGGAATATTTTTTAAATGATCATGTAAATACATAGGTAATTTACCAGCAATAGTCGTACACGATGAATAGATGGTATTAGGATATTCACTAATAATTCTTTCATTAGCAAATCCTTTTCCAGAATTATGATTAGGATGTGTATAAAAATTCATATTTTCATTTTTACAAATATAACTCATAGAAACTAAATTTTGACTACTTAAATTTTCTGTGCTTGAAAATAACAAACTAATATCATTTACAATATAATTAATAGAATTAATTACTTTACTTGTATTTTTTAATTTAATTATATCAAATATTTCGTTTAATGTAGTAAATGTAGAACCTAAAAACTCGGTAATTAAACCAAATGATAATGCTACACGATTGTCCTGCATATCTAGATTAATTAATGTATTACCATCCATATAAATATTTAAATTAGTGGTACCTATAAATGCATCACTGGCAATAGTCTGAATCGAACTTCCAACATCAAAAGTAATTTCAGTTAAACTATCATTATTGGCAAATGCTTTACTTCTAATAGATTTTATAGAATTTGGAATAGTTAATGTTGTTATAGCCGTATTAGAAAAAACATCTAATCCTAATTCATTACAACTCCCTCCCTCTTTAAAAGTTACACTTGTTAAATTTGTAGCATCATTTAATCCAGAAATATCGGTTACAGAAGTACCTATTTCAATTGTTTTAATATTTGTTTTTGTAGGAATTACACCAGATATTACAATTGCGTTGTCAGGTAAATTTCTCATTTTTAAAGAATATAGATTTTCATAATTTAATGAACCATCAACAAATAGTTCTATTTGTTGGTCATTAATATCTGTAATTACTGTTATTTGTTCTTGAGTATATTGAACAGCAGGTAAATCATCTTCAGGGGCAGGGTTATTTCCATCTACTTCTGGTTGTTCTTCATTAATTTCAATATATTTTGAGGGACAATGAGGTCCATACTCAACCGTTTCGAATTTAGTATTATCACATACACATTTTTGTGATGAAAGAATACCGTATTTTTTAAATTTATTATTTACTACTGCTTTTGGATTTATTTTAACATAATTTTTATCTTGTTTCAGTGCGGTTTCACCTTTCTTTCTTGCTAAATAACGAGCATAGGAATTATGTTTTACATCTACACCATGACCTCCTGGTGTTAATGCTCCAGGTCTAAGTCTTGTAATTGTAGATTTTCTAGAATTAGCATTTCTAGTAACGGTACTGAAGTTCTTTAAACTATTTGCAGGCAATAAGCGATCGCTTTTAGTATTCCAATTTAAATTATTATTATCTCTTGAATTATACTGTGTAGTCAAAGAAGATTTGTTCATTACATATTCAGACTGACTTACTCTTACACTATTATAAATTCGTTGATTGATTGAATCAATATTATAGATAGAATATCTGTTTAATTTATAAAGAAAACTGCTCATTATATATATTACAATATAAAATTGAATTAGATTTTATAAACATAAATAAATTAAAATAAATAAATTAAAGTATGGAAACAACTAAATTTAAATGTAACTATTGTTTTAAAGAATATTCTCGTAAATCATTTTACAATAAACATGTTTTGTGTTGTGAAATATTACATAGCACAAAGCGTGAAAATGAAATTAAACTAGAAGAAGATGAAAATCCATCTATTAGTCAATTGTATACTATTATTAAAGATCTTAATCATAATTATAAACAATTAAAAAATGAAATGGAAGAAATGAAAAGACATGTATATAAAACCAAGAAAAAGAAGTATATTGTTGAATGGTTAAATGAAAATAAAAAAGTAGATATGGACATTGATAATTATTTGAATAATATTGATATTGATATTTCGACTGTATTGAATAATAATTGTAATAAAATATTTGAATTATTATTTGACAAAAATAAAGATATTCCCATTTGCTGTTTTGATCAAAACAAAAATGCTGTATTTATCTATCTTGATAATAAATGGGAAATATGTAGTGTTGAAAAATTCAAAAATATTATTGATACTTTAAATATGAGAATATTGAGACTGATTACTCAACATAGATTAAATGGTTCAGGTGAATATTGTAACATTGTTAAACAACTCATGAGTAATAAAACTGATTATAATAGTATTAAAAAAAATATATTTCAACACCTAAAAACAAATGTAACCAATATTGTTGAATACGAATTTGTTTAATTGAAAAATTTGGCATTAAAACCATCCATAGACATAATAGGTATATTTTTTTCTTTTGCTTGTAATACCTTTCCTGATTCATCTTCTGGATCTTTTGCGATTACAATAAAGGTATTTTTACTAACGGATGTTGATATTTCACCTCCTTTTGATAATATATTATTTTCTAAGTCTTTGTTTCTAAAACCGGTGATGACTATTTTTTTTTCAAAGAGTGGGTGGGATTTATCTACATCTATTTTTGGTGCTGGTGCTTCTTGTAATTTATATTCCAAATTAGCCTGTTTTAAAAACATTAAAAACTGGGGTATTTTTTCAACAAATGCTATTGCTGTTTTCTTTGCCATTCCTTTTACCTTTAATACTTTATCTATTTTTTCCTGTTCAATATCACTACTTGTTAAAATATCTGGAATATTATCCATTATTGGTTTAATTTTTCTCTCGCCTAATCCTCTTCCAAATAAATTAGTAGCACTCATTAATTTAACTAATGATATAGATTGTATTTTTTCTTGAATACCAGTATATACTTTTTCAGCCATAGTCTCTTTAAATCCATTCAACTTTAAAAAGTCTTCTTTTTTCATGGCTAATATCTTTTCTATAGTGTCATGTCCGCCATTTATTATCTTTTTTGTATTTCCTGTGCTTAAACCATCAACTCCTAGATCCTTAAAGAATCCTGAAATTTTCTTTAATCTAACAGTTTCATTACTTTCAATATCTTCCAACATAATATCAACATGAGTTTCATTCCAAATATATTTTTCATTAGGCATTTTTACATTTTCAGCAGGCATAGACACTTTCATAATATATGGTATTACATCTCCACTTCTAACTAATTGAACCAAAGCTCCAATACCTAATTTATTTGTTTCCACAAAAGATGCGTTAAAGGCGGTAGCATATTCTATTTTTACTCCACCTAGATGTATAGGTTCAATTCTAATTTTTGGTTTTAAATATCCATCTTTACTTGGTGACCATATTATATCAACAACCTTTGCTTCTGCTACCTGATCGGATAATACCATCTTAAAGGCAAAAGCATGTTCGGGATTTTTGGATTGTCTTGGATACATTTTATCGTGTGTTACAATAATACCATCGATTTCATATTTATAATTTTCTCTCCATGAAACAAGTTTGGTAGATAATAACTCATTTGTTAACATTTTTGATGGTTCAAATTTAACAGTATTTATATTTAAATCAACCAAATGTTGTAATTGTTGAGAAGGATTCATTTCTGGTTTTATTACTTCATAAGCTACAAAATCTAAATAATTATATTCGTCCTTGCCTACTCTTAATTTATTAACAAGACCAGCGACAAGATTTCGCGCATTTGAATTTTTATCTTTATAATGTTGCTCAAAATTATCTTTTGAGATTAAGAATTCACCTCTAACAACTAATCCTTTTTCTGTAGGTAAATTTAAGAATGGAATTAAATGACTAACATCCTGTCCTTCTAAGCCATTTCCACGAGTATATAATTTCGGTTCGTCACTTTCGGTTGAATACATACCACTTACGCCATCTAGTTTTGCCGAAATCATATAATCACTAGGTTCTTTATATTTAGCTAACCATTTATCCAAGGCATCAGTAGTTGGTTTAATTTTATCCATTGACCACATCTCATAAGGCAATTTTACTTTGCCCTTTTTGTTAATAGCAGCACCT